TGTGTTGCCTAAAAAATTTGGTGGAGATGGTATCAGAACAAGAGAGGACTACTGTCTGAGTAATAAGGGTAAAGTGAAGAAAGGTAAGTTCACATATATAGATAAAGAAAACGGTGTAACGACGAATGATCCTGTGTGGTGGTGTTATGGACCCTAAATAATAAAGTATTTTAACGTAATCTATAATTATATATAATATATGTTAGCTTGTTTATGTGGATGTACAGAACCAGATAAAACAGTTATGACAGAACCTCCTCCCTTATTAAAGGGCATTCCTTTAAAGGATGATAATGACAATGATGGTTTTATTGTTATAAAAAAGTAATTATATATAGAATGTCAGGTGCTAAATTTTTAGATGAGATTTTTAATAATGTAGATTTGAAGGCTAAAGTGACAGAGATATATGATGGGGATACGTGTACTATTGAAACAGAGTTTCCGGGAGTAGTTCATAGAGATAGTTCTACCCCTTTATTAATAAAATTTAAGGTTAGAATGATGGGATATGATACACCAGAACTTAGGACAAGAAATCTTAACGAAAAAAGATTAGGATATATATGTAAGCAAGTATTATCTAATAAAATTTTAAATGAAGATGTTACTATAAAATGTAAATCTTTAGACAAATATGGTAGATTATTGGGGACTATTATATGTAAAAACGAAGATATTAATGAGTATATGATTGTCAATAATTATGGAATGACTTATGATGGAGGTACTAAAAAAGATGTAATATATAATGAAGACAATTCTTATGTCATAGGTAGAGTAACTTATAGATTACCTGCTATGAAATAATTTTTAATTGTGTTGATACATTGTTATGTAGATATAATAACCATATATAAATATAATACAAGCAACAACCCCACGACACAATTTAAGATATTTAAATAATTATATTTAGTAGTAAAATAATGTATCTACACTTAAACTCCAAAACACAATTGAATATATTTTTTGTATTATATATGTTATCAGGAGATTATTTATATAACATAATTGAATATGACCCAGATTATAATCATAGATTAATATCAAAAGAATTTAAAAATATATGTGATAGATTATCGACATATTTTAAGGTTTGGAATATAGATTTTGATAATGATCAACAAGCTCTGAAATATATAGATAATAATATACTATTCTTACAAAAATGGGGAGCAGATTACGATATAGATTGGTATAAAAAAATTATGTTTACATCACCAGTAATATTAAATCAATCTCCTGGAACTATTCAATTAGATTTGGAAATTGATATGGCTGGTACATCATTAGATAGATTTATTTTTTATTATGAACATTTTTTACCAGTAATTAATCATTTTAACTTACAATTTCTAATAGGTGTTTATAATAACATAGAAGCATTAGAATATTTAATAGAAAAAGATAATGCAATAAACTATAATCTTATATCAGGAGCTATTAGAGCAGGAAACCCCCAGATTTTACTAAAACTACAGGAGTATATTGTTGATGTTGATGGTATGTTTTTAAATCTCGAAAATACAATAGAATCTCATAGTAATGTAGAAATAAGAAATATTTTAAATAATTTAGGAATTAAAGACGCTCCTATTCCTCCAGTAATATACCCAGAGCATTATAATATACAAAATATACATTATGTAAATGGTCTAATAGCACTAAATAAGACAGCAGAAAATTTAAATTTTAATAATGTTAATAGAAATATATTTCTTATGAATAATAAACTTTTTAATAATGAGTATGTGTATAATGAGTATGTGTATAATGTGATAGAAAAGTTAATAAATAATAAATTACATAACGATATGTTTCTAACAGCTATAAAATGTTCATGTTTAGAATTTGGATTTATATTATTATTAAATAAATTGTGGGACAATATGCCGAATAATATAACGAGATTCGTATTAAAACATCGTTTATATTTAAACCTTTCTACTATGAAATGGATAGATTGTTGGTATTATTTAGAACAAGATGATTACAAAAAAATTTATAATGATCCAGTGGTTAGAGATTTAAAGACAGCTATTTATTGTTTGAAGAACATTCATCATGCAAATCCCTGATTTATTCTAAGTAGGTTAGCCTTCATAGGACTTTGTATTATAGGCATATCTCCAGCGATAGAAACAATCTTTCTACGTACTATTAACGATCTGGGTTTATTTTCAGGAAGGTAAATAGACAAAGAACCTTTTAATTCGTCACTTATTTTTTTAACTTGTTCAACAGCCTCTCTGAGTTTAACTATTGATGTATGCTGATCATATTTAATGCTAGAATCTAATGCTATAGGTGCTTGCATAGTTTCATCTAAAACTTTATGCCCCTTTTCTCTTTTATGTAGATTTAATAATTCTACAGTTTTTAAATTCTGTTGTCTAATTTCTTCTAACTTATCATATTTTGCTAATATATCTTTGATATAGATATCTATTTCGTGTCCAGACTGTTGTATTAATCTACGTTGTTCAGCTTGAGATGCCATTGTACTATATATACATATATATTTTTTTAATATCCCATAGAAAAATAAGAAGTTTCTAAAACAATGTCTTGGTCATTATTACACCCAGACACAAATCTATTTATATTCAGTTCATTTGATACAAATCTATCGTATCCTGTATTTTCAGCTGTTAAATAAAGATTACATTGATCATCAGGTTCATTTGCCTTTGCTATTTTTATCTTACAAAATTCTATTAGTTTAGACATTCTACTAATGTCTGCAGTGTTTGAATTTTTAATACTATTAATTACTTCATAACATTGATCTATTCCTACTTCACCTGGTAGCGCTGAGTCTTTAGGTTTGAATGAAATATTAGGATCACTATGAGCACACAGAGTATCACCAGCTCTTAACTTAAGTAGAGTATTTACACCAGCTCTATTACGTACAATTGGAGTATTTTTTGGATCTTGAAGCCAACTTAAAGTACTTGCATCAATCTTTGGCGGTTCTCTAATGTCAGTACCAGTTTGTACTCTACTCAACTGAACAGCTTTATCGTGTTTATATTCAGTATTATATACCGACAAACCTCTATCAAAGATATCACTATCAGTACCTGCGTCCATTGTATATATTAATTAACATAAATAAAAATGAATTTGTTTCATATCTTAGTAACCAAAGATTCTAAAGCTACTTTTATATATTCTAAATATCTCGACAAGCGACGACCAGCTATCTTTCTATCAGTATGCCAATCTGTAGAATATACCAGATTACAGGTATATGTGATAAAGTAGGATGTAAGTTTATGCATCCGGATACTATAAATAAGACATGTAAGTATAAGATATGTAATAATCCAAAATGTCCTTTTATAAAATGTAAAAAACAATATAGTAAAAAACAATCTTTAGCTGATTCATCTAGCGATTCTGATTCATCTAGCGATTCTGACTCATCGAGTAGTTCTTCTAGTTCATCTAGTAAATCTACACATAGTCAGGATATAAGTCAATGGATGAAGACTAATAATGATAATAAAAATTTAACTAGTACAGTTAAAAAGAATAAATCAAAAAATAAGTCCCAAGACAATGTACAAGAAAGATTAGATAGACGTATTGCTGAAGATGTAAGAATTGCAGAGAAAAGAAGAGAAAGAGAATCTCAGCGTATCAGAACTTTTCGTACAAAATCATCTGTTAATGGAAAAGTATTGTGTTCTGAAGATAGAAAAGATATCATAAAAAGAAAGCATAAAGAAGATCAATTAATAGCAACTATTTTATATAATCAATTAAATGTAAGATGTATTGAATTGTCAAAATCTATTGATAAATTATTATGTAACTATGAAAAACGCGCTATTAGTTTTACTAATAGAATGAGTAATTCATCTGATTTACATAAGATAGTAAAGCATTGTAAGATATTAGATAATATGAATTCTGATTTAAAATTAATCGAAGAATACAGTAATGATTTATTATCAGAATTCTCAAATACACATCCATGGAAGGAATATGAAAACTGCTGTAAAGGATGGTTGTGTAATCATATATGCGATGATTATCAAAACGAAAAATGTGAAGAACACGATCATCCTCCCGTAATAACTCTGCCAATAAGAATACAAGAGTTAGAAAATAACTATAATGATTTAAAAAATCAATGTACTGTTATGTACGATTTATGTAAATACGGACAAAAAATAAAAGGTAAAAATGAATTAAAAATGTTAAAACTTGTTATGGATAAAACAGAGTTTAAAGAATCCGAATTACGTGAATGTGAAAAGAAATTACGTCATCAGATAGACGTATATAAACAAATAAAAGAGTTAGAAGAAGTAGATATTAAAAAATTGACATACGAAGAAATATGTGTCCATCTTGATAAACTAAACATATTAAGAAATTCATTACATAAAAAAGAACATTTTTGGGCTGAATTTAGTTTAAAAATCTGTCATCCATTGATATTGTGTGATAAGATTGGATGTAAAGAAAGAATATGTAAAACATATGTTAAAGGACAAAATTTCTGCGAATGTCACGCTGATAGCAGAACATCTACAGAACGAGAACGTTTGAAGCCAAGAATATGTTGCTTCCCTAATTGTAAATTCCAACATCATACAAATCATAAAATTACACATTGTCCGCATCAAAACAGAGGATGCTTTAGACATATGAATCCTAAGTTGAACAAAGATGTATATCAAAAATCTATGATAGAAATTCCTTGTACGAATGGATTCCATGGATCTTTGTTTAACAGGTGTGTATGTAATAGCTTAGATTGTATAATATGCGTTGGATTATTGCCACTTAAGAAAAAACTTAATCAGGAAGAAAAAATGGCTGTTGAGAAATACAGAAAACGATTTGGAACTCCTCCTGGAGAGGTTAAGACTTTCAAGTCTGCGGCTGACGGCTTTCCAGATAGAATATTTATGGAGTATCCTGAATTATACAATAAGTATTTCTTGTATAATCCTCATAATGAAGTATGGAAACACGTAATAACAGACACTAAAGATATTAGTATCATTAAATTATTCTGGGGCAATGGTACATATTATGCCGAATTTGCCTATGAATATAAATTAAGTGATGTCTGTGATCACGAATGTATATATATTAAAAATAAGACTAATTATGTTATGGACGATGGTTCAAAATATGTTATAACCTTACCTTGTGGTAACTTCTATAGAAATATAAATAAAGATAGTCGTGATCAATGTAAATGTAAATTTATATGCAAAACTGCAAGAGCTTTAGCACTTAGTAAGCGTACTATAGAATTATTCGCTCACGATAATGATAATTATACCAATAATACAAATGAAGATATTAATAAACTGAGAAACTCAGCAGTAAATTGCTTAAAGCTAACTATGGCAAGGGCATACAGAGCACACGATGAAATGTGGAAATCATTTATGTATGGAGTAAATACATACAAAAGAAGAGGAGCTGATGACTTCAATGAAGATGATCTCAATGATTTCTTATATTCACATTGTGTTGAGAAAAATGTGAATATTAAAAAACCTAAACCTATCGCACGGTTTAAAGGAAGATTTGGTCTTGTTATGAAAGATGTTGTATGTTACAATCCTATGTGCATATATTGTAACGCAGATGCTTCTATTCAAGCTATTGAAGAACACGGACGAGAAGTTGATATCTCAAAGTGTTTAGATGAAGAAGAGTTTGATACCAATTCATCAATACACATACATAAAAATACAATAATATGTAAAAAGTGTAATAATAAGGCTCAAGAAGAAGTTGAGAAGATGTTGAAGATCAGTAAGACAAAGAAAGAAGTCTATGCCGATCTAAATTGTCGTCGTAGCGGATGGTGTATGTTTGCAAATGATGCTGACATTAATGTAAGTAGTATCGAATGTACTAAAATATGTAAGAATTGTCATAGAAAGATATTTGATAAACTTACAAAGTTAGCAGACGGTTGGAAACCATTTCACGATGCTCCTAAAAGAAATTGTCATTATAAAAGAGGACATAGAAGAATGACTACTGGAGCAAAGATCTCTCGTGGAGGGTCATCAACAAACAGAATAGAAATGGAACTTAAAAGTATATTAGGAGAAAATATGAACAATTTTGGAGTCAATATATCACATCCATTATACTTTGCTTTACTATGGTATGAAATTAAAGAGAAGTCGGAACTTCTAAAAATTAGTAAAGAGACATTAGTTCAGTTACTGCCTAATATGATAACTGAACAACACATTCATATATCATATGATGATGAAGAAAATACTTATATGAATGATATCATTAAGGAATTTGATATTAAGCCAGAGTATGATATTAAACAAAATAAGACAGAATATCAATACTCGCTTTATGAAATAGCAAAGGTACTAAGAAAATCTAATCCGGATCCTGATTACTTGATTTATATAGACAACATAATACAGAAAAATATTAAGTATAGTGGAGTGAAAGTAAAGCATATTTTGCTATCATCTAATCTTCTTCCATTTGAGAATATAATGGGAAGTAAGATAATTAAATATATAAATCAGCATAGAGAAAAAGAAAGAAAATTACATAAAAGTCAGACATTATCCGATGGAGAAACTATAAGAGTATATAGAGATGTAGGGTTTAATCAGTGTGCGGTAAAGGAAAGAAAACTATGTAAAAATAATGTATTATCTGATAACGATGTTATAAAACCATATAGAGGATTTAATACCGATATCGTTAAGATATTTGAAGATCTTGTAAATAAGTATAGAATGAACATATCAAAGGAAAATACTATTAAATATGTTAAAAAGGAAACTAATGATATAATACAACGCGTCATTGGTAGAACTAAAAGAATAGCAAGCAGCAAACATCAGGAGATTTATTACATCAAGAATTGTATAAAAGTAGATAAAAGACAAATAAATATACAAGATGATGCATCACACGCATCTTCAATGGTTTCAACAGCAAACAGTAATACATCTCATAGTAAGATAAATTTATATTTGAAAGATGATATGGATTCTATTTCATCTATTAGAACTTCTCCAGAAGATCATATTGATATAGAAGATATAGAAGAGTATTCAAGTGTCTTGGCATGTACAGAAGAACTCAAAAATACACAAGTTATTACAATATCTATGATAGAAAAAATATCTATAGAGAAAAGAGATAATTCAAAATTTATACAAGAATGGATAGATAAAATAATAATTGGAAAAATAAATGTAAAAATAAAAAGAAGGTTAAAACAATTATCTTTGGATATTATAAACGAAGAGTATGATAAAGATACAAGACGTAGAAATACTAGATTAGGAGATCAAATAGAAATTATACAAAAAAATTATATTATTAATAACAAATAGATTATATAATATTATTTTTTTCACTTCCTTGAACCTCCCTTGCACTTGCTACGCCTGCTGCGTCTGCTCTTGCGCTTGCTGCTCTTGCGCTTGCTGCTCTTGCGCCTGCTCTTGCGACGCTTCTTGCCTCCTGTCATTGCTGATACTCTACGAACTGCCGGCATATGT